TATCCACAAAATGTACAAGAATGGTTTTACAATGAGATACACCCTATCATACAAGCATATAGAAATGGTCACTGTAAGTTTCACGGTATAGAAGAATTAAATGTAGATTTTAAAGCAGATGATTTATGGGTTAATTTTATGGAAGCAGGTGACTTTAATCCTGTACATACACACGGTGGTGATTATTCGTTTGTTATATTTGTAGATGTACCCAAACAACTTACAAAAGAACAAAACGATTATGAAGGCACATCAGCAAAACCAGGTTCATTGATGTTTGAATTTACACAACAAGCAAGACCTCGTTGGGCAACCACAGGTACAGCAATTAAACCACAAACAGGTGATATGTTTATGTTTCCTGCTTTATTACAACATTGGGTCTGTCCATTTAAATCTAAAGTTACAAGAATAAGTGTGTCAGGCAATTTAAGAATTATTAATAAGGATAAACTACCACGTGATTATTTTTAAAAAAATTAGATGGAAAAACTTTTTATCTACAGGTAATACACCTATAGAAGTTGATTTAACCAAATCAAACACAACTTTAATTATAGGAACAAACGGTTCTGGTAAATCAACTTTACTAGACGCTATTTGTTTTGTATTGTTTAATCGACCATTTAGAATTATTAAAAAAGAACAAATTGTAAATACAGTAAATAATAGTGACGCATTAGTAGAAATAGAGTTTTCAATAGGAACAAAAGAATATAAAGTTAGACGAGGTATTAAACCAAACATATTTGAAATTTATTGTAATGACGAACTAATTAATCAGGATGCTTCTAGTGTTGATTATCAAAAAATATTAGAAAGAAACATAATGAGATTAAGTTACAGATCATTTGTACAAGTTGTTATATTGGGTTCTTCTTCATACGAGCCGTTTATGAAAATGAAATCTCGTTATAGAAAAGAAGCAGTTGAAGAAATTTTAGATATAAAAGTGTTTTCACATATGGATTGGATGTTAAGAGATCAACAATCAGTTTTAAATAAAAAAATAGTTGAAGTAAAACATAACGCAGATTTAATACAATCAAAATATGAACTAGAAGATAAACATTTTAAAGAAATTAAAAATAGAAATGTTGACGATAAAAAATTAAAACAAGATCAATTAGATAAAATAGAAAAAGACAAAAAAAATTATTTAGAAAAAATACAACAATTAGATACTGATTATAAAAAATATAATGATGATATTAAAGATAAAGAAAAAGTTGAAAAGAAATTAAATCAGTTATCAAAACTAGAAGCAAAGATAGAACAAAATTTACATACTCATCAAAAGAATTTAGAATTTTTTGAAGAAAATGACAACTGTCCTACTTGTACACAAAAACTAGAACCAGAATTTAGAGGTGAAAAACGTGCTTATGAAAAAGGTAAAATTACTACTTTAAATGATGGTATGAAAAAACTTGTTGAAGAAATAACACAAACAGAAACAAAACTAAAAGAATTTAATTCTGTATCTAAAAAAATAACTGATTTAAATATAGAAATTTCAAAGTTAAATACCTCTATAGAAGAAATGAAAAAATATAGTGATAACTTACATAACGAAATATTATTATTAGAAAACAAAAAACAAGATAGTCATAAGATTGAAGAAGAATTAAATAATCTAGCACAACAATTAAACGAAACACAAGAAGAACTAACAAAGATTAATGAAGAAAAATCTTATGTAGATACAGTAAGAGAAATACTATCAGAAAAGGGTGCTAAAACTAGAATTATTAAAAAGTATTTACCTATTATGAATACACTTATAAATCAATACTTACAAGATATGGACTTCTTTGTTAATTTTAATTTAGATGAAGAATTTAATGAAACAATTAAAAGTAGATTTAGAGATACATTTAATTATAATAATTTTAGTGAAGGTGAAAAATTAAGAATAGACCTTGCGTTATTATTTACTTGGAGAAATATTGCTAAAATGAAAAATAGTACAAATACAAATCTTTTAATACTAGATGAAATCTTTGATAGTAGTTTAGATAGTCAAGGCACTGAAGACTTTTTTAAAATTTTAAGAACAATAGGAAAAGAAAATATTTTTATTATTTCACACAAAGGGGATATACTATTTGATAAATTTACCAATATAATTAAATTTGAAAAAACTAACAACTTTACGAGGTTACAAAATGTCTAAAGAACTAAAACTAATACCACCAACAGATCCTAGAGTATTAACAGCAATCGCACCATTTCAGGACGATATGTTAAAAGAAGAAGGCTTTAAAGATAGAAAAGAACTATCTGATAAAATGTTTGAAACAATGTTTAAATATGGAGGCATAGGATTGTCAGCCAATCAGGTGGGTTTGCCTTTTAATATGTTTGTTATGGGTGGACACCCTAAACTAGAAAATGGTATGAAACTAACTTGTTTTAATCCTATGATTATAAGTGCTAGTGAAGAAAAAGTTTTAATGAAAGAAGGTTGTTTAACATATCCGTTTGTCTTTTTATCTATAAGTCGTCCTAGAAAAGTTGTTGTTAAGTATGAAGATGAAAAAGGTAGTTTACAAGAAGGTCATTTAGACGGTATGTTTAGTCGTATCTTTCAACACGAATATGACCATATGTTAGGTAGAACATTTACTGAACACGTTTCTAAATTTAAATTAGATAGAGCACGTAAAAAAGCTGAAAAGATGATAGATCAATTAAATAAAGGTGGTAAGGTAGTTGAAACCCTATAACTTTCCAAAATTAGTAATTGAAGAACACGAGGGGTTTCACGTGGTACGTGATGACTTATTAGAAGGTGGTTCTAAAAGAAGATTTGTAGATAGACTAATTAGAGAAGAAATAGAAGAAGGTGCCGAAGAATTTGTATATGGTGGCTGTCCAGCAAACGGATATGCTCAACTATCGTTAACACTACAAGCCAAAGCATATGATAAAAAAGCTGTATTTTTTATGGCAAAAAGATCATTAGATAACTTACACCCTTACCAACAACAAGCATTAGACTATGGAGCTGATATTAGGTGGGTTCCAAACGGTATGTTACAAGTTACAAAAGCAAGGGCAAAAGAGTATTATTATGAAAACCCTAAAAAACGTAGATTATTGCCATTAGGACTAGAAGAAAAAAGAGTTATGGAAGACATAAGGGACCTTGCCAAAACGATAGAAATAGATTATAATATAAGAATCAGTGAAATTTGGTCAGTAGGATCAAGTGGTACTTTAACTAGAGGATTACAAATGGCTTTTCCTGATAAAGATGTAAATGTCGTTTCAGTTGGGCATACAATGAAACAACACGAAGTTGGTCGTGCTAATTTGTATAGATCAAAATATAAGTTTACACAAGAAGTAAAAGACGAAGATAAACCACCTTTTCCATCTGTGCCAACTTATGACGCAAAAGCGTGGAGCGTTATGAGAGAACACGCAAAACCCAATGCCCTTTTTTGGAATGTAGGAAAATAATGATTGAAAAAACACCAGAACAAAAACAAAAAGAACTAGATGATTTGATGAAAAAGTTTTTAGAAAAAGGTGGTAAAATAGAAAAACTACCTCCAGGTTCTGCTTACAATTTAGGTTCTTTAGATAGAAGTGGTAAACCACAATGGACACAATTAGAAATAAGAGCAGGTAAAGATAAGAAAAATAGATGAGTGATATATTACAAGATACATACGATTTAATACAATCAAAAGGATTTCCTTATTACTCCGAAGATAAAAGATGGAGAGATGATAAGTACAATCTTTTAATGTCATTTAAAAGAGATACAATGATAGATCGTAAGAATAAAGTAATAGGTCAATCAACACACGGTTTAAATCTTGCCTGGTCTTATATGAAACACGCTTGGGGTATCAAATGTGGAAAAATGAAAACACCAATTGAAATATGGCAAGACGAAGAACACTTTAAAAAAGGTTTAAATAAAATTATAAAAGGCATATTCTTTCCACAAAGAAAGCCACACGAAATTACAGATTCAGATATTAGATCAATGTTAAGACGATATAGTGGTACTCAAATGGTATCTAATTTTAGACCAACTGCTGCCGCTGCCTTATATGATATATTTGTAGAAAAAGATAGTCCACTTGAAGGCACTGAAGCAGGTACAGTTTGGGATCCTAGTATGGGTTATGGTGGTCGTTTATTAGGGGCAATTGCCGCTGGTGTGAATTACATAGGTACAGACCCTTGTATTCCTACTTACAAAGGATTAGAAAAAATTAGAGATGAATATGGTCATAAACATAAGTCATATACACTATTAAGACAAGGTAGTGAAACATACATACCTGAAGATGAAAGTTTAGACTTTGTATTTACAAGTCCACCATACTTTGGTTGGGAAGCATATGGTGATGAACCAGAACAATCAAGTATTAAATTTAATACAAGTGAAATGTGGAAAGAGAAATTTTTAAAACAGACTATTGCTAACGCATTTAAAGGATTAAAAAAAGGCAAACATTTAGCATTAAACGTTGCCAATACAAAACAGTATAATACCTTTGAGGAAGATACTGTGGATTTAGCCTTACAAGTTGGTTTTGAACATACAGATACTTGGTGGTTATCATTATCTACACAACAAGGCACATCAAAAGTTTCTACATTAGACGGCGATACTACTGAAAAGAAACAAGAACAAAGATATATGGGCAGATTTAAAAGACCTGATATATCTGGTCGTAAATTTGAACCTACTTTTATCTTTAAAAAGCACTGATTCGCTCAAAAAAGAACAAAAGTAGAACAAAATATCTCAAATAAATAAGTAAATATAGGGATAATTAAACGCTTGACTTTTTAAAACTTTTCCTATATTATAATCGTATGACTACACAAATTAATATAGATACAAAAAGTCAGTTGGCAAAATTAATTGCTACTGAAAATATACAAGTTCAACATAACAAAGTAAAAACTGCTAGTTTTGATACAGTTAATCGTATCTTAACCTTACCTGTTTTTAAAGTACAATCAGGTGATGTTTATGATATGTTAATTGCCCACGAATGTTCACACGCTTTATATACACCTACAGACGGTTGGAAAAAGATTTCAAGTGATGATGAGTTAAGAGCTTATGTCAACGTATTAGAAGATTGTAGAATAGATAAAAAAATTCAAAAGAAATATCCAGGTGTTGTTAAAAATTATATCAACGGTTTTGATATAATGATGAAACAAAACTTTTTCGGTTTAAAAGATAGAGATATTAATAAAGACTTAATGTTAATTGATAAAATTAATATGTATTATAAGTCTTCAAAAAGATTGTCTTTTAACTTTACTAATTCAGATAAGTTATGGTTAAAAGAAGTTGATAAACTAAAATCTTTTAATGATGTTGTTAAGTTGGCTAAAAAACTTCTTAATTGGCAGAAAAAAGAAGTTGAAAAAATGAAAAAATTGCCTGACTTTGATAATCATATATTAGTAGAAAATTATAATTTAGATGATAAACTAGATTCAGAAAACAATGTTAATACTAAATCAGGCGACTCAAATATTGATAGTGATGATTTAGATAGTTTAAGTGCTGATGAAAAATCAGATGAAGACGGCAATTCTAATTCAAGTGTTGAAGACTCAAATTCTAATGATGAGAATAAAGAAACTAACACAACTGCTCCTGCTATAACAACTGATAGTGATGGCGGCGGGCAAAAACTTACCGCAATTACTGATAAAAGTTATGAACAAAGTAAAGAAAAACTATATGATGTAACACAAGAATTTTCTTATATGACTTTGCCTGATGTTAATTTAGAAAATGTTTTGATTTCTAATAAAAAATTTGTTAGTGATATGAAGAATTATTTTGCTAGTCAAAAGTATTATTCAAAAGAAGAAATTAGAGATTATGTAAGATGGTTAAAAAATGATTTTAAAAAATTCAAATCAGATAACAAAAAAACTATTATGTATCTTGTTAAAGAATTTGAAATGAAAAAAGCTGCTACTTCTTATAAAAGAGCCACACAAGACAAAACAGGTGTTATTGATCCTCTTAAATTAAAAAATTACAAATTTAGTGATGATATATTTAAAAGATTAACAATATTACCAAATGCTAAAAACCACGGTATGATGATGTTACTTGATTGGTCAGGATCTATGTGTGATGTACTTGAAAAAACTATACATCAATTAATTCAGTTAGTTTATTTTTGTCAAAAAGTTCAAATACCTTTTGAAGTTTATGCTTTTACAAGTGAACACAATATAGAAACTCCTGTAAAAAAATGTTATAATATAAAACACGGTGATATAGGTTTAGACTCATTTAGATTAATTAATATTGCTAGTCATAAATTAAAGAAAACTGAATTAGACGAATCTTTAATGTATCTTTATTCTATGGGCTTATATTATGGCAATAGATATGTTAGAAGTAATTGGTATACTGAACATCATTTTAATAGTGCTAAAAGATATAATCCTGGTATGCCAGAAATTTACAATTTAGGTAATACACCATTAAATGAGGCACTTGTAGTTTGTAATAAACTTGTACCAATGTTTAAAAACAAGTATCAAATTGAGAAGTTAACTTTTATTACTTTAACAGACGGTGCTGCTAACTATGCTAGAGGTCATTACAAAAATACTGAAGAAGGATTAGAGTTAAAATCAATAAACGGTAAACCTATTATTCAAGTTAATAAAAAGAATTACACTATCAAACAAGACAGTTATTATTATGGTAGTGAAGGTATTACATCATTACTTTTAAATGTATTAAGAAAACAATACGGTGTAACAACTATTGGTTTTTACTTAATGAAAAAAATTAGAGGTTGGGAATCAGAAAGATTCTTTGGTAATAGATATGATAAAGAAGGTATTAAGTTAAGAAAACAATTTACTAAAGATAAAGTTGCTATCAAACCTAAAGAAGGTTATAATGAATATTATATTGTAAATGCTAAAGATATGAATGTTGAAAATGCTGATTTATCAAGTGTTAATGGCGATATGAAAGCTGGTAAAATTAAACAATTGTTCAGTAAATCAATGTCAGGAAGAATCAGATCCAGAGTATTATTAAACAAATTTATAGAAAAAGTTGCTTAAGATGTTAAATAAATCAATAAAATCAACACTTTTTTTATGCTTGACTAATGACAATTTTTATGTTACCATATAGTATAATATAAAAAAGAAAGGACTATATTATGTTAAACACTAAACAAAAAGACTTTGTTAAACACGCTTTTGAGATGTTTAATAAAGATGTTTTAACTATTGATGAGTTAAAACAAGCCAATGCTAAATTTGGTTGTAAATATCCACCACAATGGTTGACTAAAAATAAAAACTATAAAGTTGATAAAAAAACTTATAAGTTACCAATTGATGGTGAAGACATTCCAGTTGCTAAAACTGAAACTAAAAAAGTTTCAGAAACTCCTGTAAATGAAACTAAACAAGAGGCAGCCTATATTGTTTCATCTTTAACTGGCAATATTGTGCCAAAAAAAGATCCTATCTTTGTTAGTTTCGGTAACTATCCAGATATTAAATCTATTATCAATTCAGGCAAATTTTATCCTGTCTTTATTACAGGTCTTTCTGGTAACGGTAAGACTATGGGTGTTACACAGGCGTGTGCTGAAAACAAAAAAGAATTAATTAGGGTAAACATCACAATTGAAACGGATGAAGATGATTTACTAGGTGGTTACAGACTTAAAGACGGTCAAACTGTCTGGCAAAACGGTCCAGTTATTGAGGCGATGGAAAGAGGTGCTATCTTGTTATTAGATGAGATTGACCTTGCGTCTAATAAGATTATGTGTTTACAACCGATACTTGAAGGTTCAGGTGTCTTTGTTAAAAAGATTAACAAATTCGTTAAACCTAAAGACGGCTTTAACGTAATTGCTACTGCTAATACTAAAGGGCAAGGTAGTGAAGACGGTAAGTTTATCGGTACTAATATCTTAAACGAGGCATTTTTAGAAAGATTTCCTGTTACATTTGAACAGAAATATCCTACAATGTCTGTAGAAAAAAAGATATTAACTAACACTCTAAAAGCTGCTGGTAAATCAGACGTTAAATTCGTTGACAAGTTAGTTACTTGGGCAGACGTAATTAGAAAAACGTATTTCGATGGTGGCGTAGATGAGATTATCTCTACCAGAAGATTAGTACACATTACACAAGCGTATGCTATCTTCGGTGATAAAGTCAAAGCTATTCAGTTATGTACAAATAGATTTGATGAAGATACAAAAAATTCATTTGTAGAGTTATATACTAAAGTGGACTCTGGTGCTTCAGTAGATCAAATACTTGAAGATCAAAGACAAGCTGAAGTAAACGCTCAAGTGGATGACAATGACAGTGAGTCGGATGACGAAGATGTTATCTAAATCTGTACATAGTGTAGTCCTAGGTGGTGGGGTTGTGCCCACCACCGTTTTCTACACATTAGGGAAGGAGGTAAATTAGTTTGAAGATTATTGTAAGAAATGGAAATTTAGAGCAGGCTATGAGAGTTCTAAAAAAGAAATTACAGAAAGATGGTCGTTTACGTGAATTAAAAGAACGTGAATATTACACAAAACCATCAGAAAAGAAAAGAGAAGCAAAAAAACGTGGTATTGCTAATACTAAAAAAAGAATGAAAAAATTAGCATTTGAAAGAGGATTTTAGAGTTTTTGCGCTGTGTGATGATATATATATTTATGTTAAGGCTGTCCGTAAGTCCTTAATAGCGTAAAATAGGGAGCCGAACATCCCGATTTCTATAATCAAAATCGGCGTCGCTAGGTGAAATTTGGTACTTTGACACCTTGACAAAACAAAGTACCGTAATTATATAAATAAATGTGAAGACGCCAAATGGGTCTTCATTTTATAAAGAAATAACTTTGCTTAAACAAGGAGGTTAATTATGACTAATAAAGCATTAAGTATATTCAATCAATTAAGACCAGTAACTATTGGGTTTGACAACGTATTCGATCATTTTGAAAGAATGTTTGATGATGATTTCAGAACATTGTCAGTACCTAATTTTCCACCATACAACATTGTAAAGACAGGTAAAAATGCCTATGATGTTGAATTGGCATTAGCTGGCTACTCTAAAAAAGATATTGATGTATCTTTGGAAGAGGGTGTACTAACAATCAAATCAATTAAAGACGCTGATGAAAAAGAAGTAGAGGATAACGAAGGTATCTTACATAAAGGTATCGCTAAAAGATACTTCTCTAAATCTTTTACAATCGCTGATGATGTTGAAGTTAAAGGCGCTGAATTAAAAGATGGTCTTTTAAAAGTTTCTTTGGAAAGAATTGTTCCAGAGAGTAAAAAACCAAGAACTATTGAAGTTAAATAAATAGTAATTGGAGGGTGATGACTTAATACATCCGTGGGGGTCTATGGTTAGCCCCCAACCAAACACACAACACAGACACAAAGGAGAAAATTATGTCAAGTGGAAAAAATCCTTTTGAAATTCGCTTTGATACTTTAGCGATGGCAAAAGAAATGTTAGATAAGGCGTATGATGTTCAAATTAATACATTTTATCAAAATTTAGAAAAAGTAAAAGAAGCAAACAAAGACGCACAGGAATATGCCGAAAAGTATATGCCTAAAATGTTCACGCCTGCTGAAATCATAAAACAGGCACAAGAACTATATACGTTTGTTTCTAAAAAAGATTAATGATACCTTATAATCATTACTATTAGTATCTTAATTTTATTAAAGTGGCGGAGACTTGACTTTCCGCCACTTTTTTAGTATAATAATATTATGTTTAGTTATCTCGGTGGTAAAAAATTTCAAGCAAAATGGATATCCAATAATTTTCCTAATCACAAAACCTATGTAGAACCTTTTGGTGGTGCTTTTTGGGTTTTCTTTCAAGGCAATATTAATTCAGATGTAAATGTTTATAATGATTACAACGTTTATCTAGCAAACGTATTTCATTGTGCTGTATATAAACGTGATGAGTTTTTAAAAGCACTTAAAAAATACAGACCACAAGTTAGAACCTTATTTGAAAACATACAAGCAGAAATTACACCATTAGATTACAATATAGAATTAGGTGACGTTGAAACGGCAGCCAAATATATGTACATAGAGTTAAACACATTTAGTGGTTTAACAATTGACAAAGCAAAATTTGTAGATTTAAAAGGTAAATATAAATCAAAATACACACAACTGATTGACAAGTTAGAAAATCCTAAATGGCAATACAAATTAGAAACAATTAATAATGTAGAAAACTTATCATATGAAGAAGTTATTAAAAAGTATGATAACAAGTACACGTTGTTTTATTGTGACCCACCTTATTTTGAAAAAGAATCATATTACACAAAAGACTTTCCTAAAGAAGAACATAAAAAACTAGCAGACACTTTAAAAAACATAAAAGGTAAATTTGTACTTTCTTATTATGACTTTGACGATTTACAGACTTGGTTTCCTAAAAACAATTATCGTTGGCAAACCAGATCATTTAATAAACAAAATAGTAGTAAATCTGTAGGTACCGATAAGGGAGAAGAATTATTAATTATGAATTTCTAGTCATATAAATATTGCTATGATTAGTTTCAAGCAGTATTTAAAAGACGAAAAATTTGACAGAATAACTGAATTAGAAGAAGGATTATTCAGTGGGTTCATTTCATTTATTAGAGGTGCTTTTAATAAAGTAGTAAATGCTTTTAAATTTGCTTTTAGAGCTATCGCTTCTAAACTAGGTTTTGGACAAACTATATCTATGAAAATAAGTACAGGTTTAAGTGAAGCAAACGAAGTAGGACAAGACAGTAAATCCCGACTAGGATATTATTCAGAATATGTTTGTGGTGTAGAATTGGCAAAACTTATTGAAAGTCGAAATTTAAATTTACCTAGTTCATCATCCAGTTCATCACTCAACAAAGTCAGACAAAACTTTGTTAACAACAAATTAAAAACTTTATCAAATTTTAAAAATTTAAGTTCTGAAATACAAAGAATGGAAGACGCTGGTAAAGCGATGGCTGATAAAATATTTTCTGATATGTTGATTGAAACAGCAGATTTAAAAGTTACCCAATTTGATATAACACTAACAGGTGATAGTTTAAAAGGTGAAGGTAAAGCAGATATAGTATTAAGAGCTAGAAAAAAATCAAAAAATCAAATTGTGGCAGAGATAGCCGCTTCATTAAAAGCATATCAAAAAAGTAGAATTAATTTAGCCAACAATACTTTAATAAGTTTCTTTTCTGGTTTAACAGGTGATAAAAATTTTACTTCTAAAGCATTAGAAAAATCACAAAGTATTATTTTTGATAGTATGTTAAAAGCTGCTATGAAAGATGGTATGTCAAAAGCAGAAGCAACAGAATTTTTAGCAAAAAAGAGTTTAAATGCTTCAGAAAAAAAGATGTTTAAAAAATACAAAGATTATGGTCGTAAAGTTTCAAAAGAATCACAAATCAATACAGCTAAAATTATAGTAGATGAGTTTAATGCTATCTACAAAAAGAACAAACAAAAAATTAATAATAATTTAATTAAACAAATTGGTATGGACGGAGAAGATGATTTCTATGCTGCTATAGGTGAAGGTAAAAATATGAGAGTTATTTCATCTAAACAAAGTGAAGATATGAAAAAATTTATATCAGACATTAGAAATAAAGCATTAACTATTACAATGGTACCAAAACCTGGTGCTTCTGGTAGAGCCAGTGTTACAGTTACATTATCAATTGGAACAGAAATATTATCACAATCAGACTTAACTATGACCGACACAGGTGTTGGTAGTGCTGGTATGACACCTTCAAAAGGTGCGATAAAAACAAACTTCTGGTTTAATTTTAATGATATAAACTAGACTTGACTTTTTTTAAGTCTTGTGATATATTGATACATTATGAAATACAATGAAGATAAAATATTAAAAGAAATAGGTGATTATATTAAGTCAACATACGGTCAACACTATTCAAGTGGTAAAGACGGCTTTCAAGTACAAGATTTATTTAAAACACTAGGTATTGGAAAAGATTTTTGTCAAGCCAACGCAATTAAATATTTGTGTAGGTACGGTAAAAAGAACGGTCATAACAGAGCAGACTTGCTAAAAGCAGTACACTATGTTATATTATTATTAAACTATGATAAGGAGAATGTGAAATGAACCTAAGCACAGACACAATATCTGTACTAAAAAACTTTTCAGACATCAATCAAAACATTTTGATTAAACCTGGAAATAAAGTACAGACAATTTCTACAATGAAGAACATTTTAGCCGAGGCTGAAATAACAGAAAAATTTGATAGTGAATTTGCTATCTATGATTTACCTGAATTTTTAAGATCAGTTGAATTATTTGAAGCACCAGAATTAAAATTTAATGGTGGATCAAATGTAACAATTGCTGATAGTAAAACTAGACAGGCAGTAAAGTATTTCTTTGCTGATAAATCAGTTATTGTCGCACCTAAAAAACAAATTAATATGCCAGACAAATATGTAACTTTTACATTAAAAAAAGATTTGTTTGCTAAATTAATGAAAGGTGCTACTACACTTAACTTACCAGATATTGCTGTAAAAGGTGATGGTAATAAAATCAAAATAGTTGCTACAGATAAAAAGAATAAATCATCTAACGAATATTCGCTTGATATAGGCGAAACAGATAAGAAGTTTACAGCTTTCTTTAAGGCTGAAAACTTTAAACAAGTTGTTGATGATTATGACGTGGCAATTTCTGAACAAAAAATATCTCATTTTGTAAACAGAAATAAATCAGTACAGTATTGGATCGCATTAGAACCTGATTCGGAGTTTTAGTATGTCCGAGGTATATAAACTGGAAGACGGTACTGAATACAAATCAGACGATTACTTAAAAGTAGAAACCAGAGAGTATCATCAAACTACACATTATCTTAACAGGCAAATTGCTGTTTCTGATATTATAGAGGAGTTTGGTGATCTACCTACCTTTGAAAAAGGTTTATACTTTGATTGGTCTACCTATCAAAATGCTAGTGATGAAGATAAAGAACTAGCAGATAAAGTCCAAACATTTGTTGATGAACACGACTATGACCGTGAAGAAGATTGTTGGACAATGAATAAAGGTGGTTATGATGTTGATAGTGAAATCGTAAATGAATTTACAATTGAATCTAAATGAGTTTATTTGTAGATGAAGAAATAAAACCTAAAAAAACTATCAGAATTTTAGTCTATCCTAACATTACGTTTGGTAAAGATTTAGAAAAAGATAGTTATATACAAGTCATTAAAAAACAAATATCTCTTTTAAATTCTATTAGAGATGACTTATGGTTTTATTTGATATTGCCTAAACCTGTTTCTTCATTGATGTTTGAGAATGTTACACAATTTTATGTGGATATTCCTACACACCCACCAACAATGAGAGTACATTTTGATACACAGATGGTTAAACAAATTGTATCAAAAGAATTAGATTTTGATTTAGTAATGTCACATTTACCAGAACATACAACTAATTTAAAAAATGTTTTATTAAATGTTACTCATCACGTTCCATTATTTTTTGGTTATTGTCATTGGTTTGATTTAAAGAACGTTGTTACTTGGCCAGCAAATGCTTTTAGAAATAATATATTAGGCATTTTAGAAATGGATAGATGTTATTTAAATACTTCATCACAAAGAAAACTAGTATTAGATGAGGCAAAAGAAATATTTAATGATAAAACTATTATTAAATTAGAAAACATTTTAAAAGTACAACATTTAGGTGTTGATGAAAAAGATATTGTAAAAGAAATCAATACTAAACCAGAAAAAATAATTGTGTTTAATCATAGACCAGACACATATAAACATTATAAAGAATTTTTAAAAGTCACTGATAAACTTTATCAACAAAGGCAAGATTTTAAAGTTTGGGTTCCTCTTGCCAAAAAACCTGATAGAGATTATATCATTGTAGATAAAGGCGATAAAGAATTTTATTATAAGTTTTTACAAAAGTGTTGTGTAGGATATTCTCCTAAACAATCTTATAGTGGCTGGTCTGTGGCAACTACTGATGGTATGATGAATGGCGTACCTTACATTATGTACAACGCAGATTATTATAGAGAATTGTATGATGAAGGTAAGTTTATAGATACAGATGAAGAATTACTTTCAGAATTTAATTTACATTTAGACAATACAGATTTAAGAAATGACTATGCTAACGAATCACTTAATCATATTAAACATAATTTAGTTTTTAAAGACGAGGTTAAAAGTATGAGTGCTTACATTGATGGTCTAATTCAGTGTGTAGGTAAAATGAGTGAAAGTGAGGCAGTACAAAGAATTACTAAATGGATTAAAGACGAAAAACGTTTGACTAAAAAAGAAATTATAAATCGGTTAGGTTGGGGTGTAGGTATAAGATGGACACCATATCGTAGGGCACTATTGACAAATCCTAACATTTATGATAGTATGACAAAAGATCCAACTTATACTTGGATTGATTTAAATTGAGGAGTATATTATATTATGAGTGACTTTTTATGGGTCGAAAAGTATAGACCAAAAAAGATTAGTGATTGTATTCTTACTGAAGAATTAAAAGATACATTTACAAAGTTTTTAGAGAAAAAAGAAATACCTAATTTACTATTATCAGGTACAGCAGGTACAGGTAAAACTACTGTGGCTCGTGCTTTATGTGAAGAATTAGGTACAGATTACATTATCATTAACGGTTCAGATGAAGGTAGACAGATTGATACATTAAGAAATAAGATTAAAAATTTTGCTTCTACTGTATCTCTTACTGAAGAAGCTAATCACAAAGTTGTTATTATTGATGAGGCAGATTATATGAACGCTGATAGTGTTCAACCTGCTTTAAGAAATTTCATAGAAACATTTTATAATAATTGTAGATTTATTTTTACGTGTAATTATAAGAACAAAATTATTCCAGCACTTCATAGTCGTTGTACAGTAATTGACTTTAAGATTACTAATGGTCAAGTTAGAAAAACTGCTGGCGCTCTTATGAAACGATTAGAAGATGTTTTAAAAGAAGAAAATATAGAGTATGATAAAAAAGTATTGGCAGAGTTAATTCAAAAGTATTATCCAGACTTTAGAAGAACAATCAACGAACTACAAAGATATTCTGTAAGAGGTAAGATTGATAGTGGTATATTGTTTAGTATCTCGGAAGTTAATCACAAAGAGTTGATGAAAACTTTAAAAGAGAAACGTTTTAATGATATGAGAAAATGGGTTGTACAGAATTTAGACAAAGAGCCATCTCACTTGTTTAGAACAATCTATGATTTACTTTATGAAAATTTAGATACAAAATCTATTCCTCAAGCCATATTAATTATTGCTGGATATCAATATAAAGCAGCCTTTGTTGCCGACCAAGAAATCAATATGGTCGCTTGTTTAACAGAAATTATGGCAAGTTGTAAGTTTAAATAATGGCATACGAGTTAAAAGATTATTTGAACGCAATTAATTTTGACAAGAAACCATTACTGGATAGTGATGATGAAACTTGGGCAAAAAAGTATCCTCCCTTTATAATCAATAAGTGTCTATCTATGTTTTATGATTGTATAGCACAAGCAAATGAGATGAATGGCTATCACTTTTTAGATAAGAAACTACAATTTCACTTTTACATAAATAGTATAAGAAAAAGAAAGCGATTTGGTGGCAAGTGGCTATCACAAGCCAAATTGAAAAATTTAGAGTATGTAAAAGAGTATTATGGTTATAGTAATGAAAAGGCTAAACAGGCACTCAACATACTAACAGAACAACAAATTGAAGAAATAAAAGAGACCTTGAATAAAGGTGGGAGAACAAAGAGATGAGTGAAGAAATACAATGGTCGCCTGATAGTATGCTTGAAGTAACTATAAAACAACCAGACGACTTCTTAAAAATTAGAGAAACCTTAACACGTATCGGTGTTGCTAGTCGTAAAGATAAAACACTTTATCAATCGTGTCACATTTTACACAAACAAGGTAAATACTTTATAACACACTTTAAAGAATTATTTGCTTTAGACGGCAAGAAAGCTACTTTAGTAGAGAATGATATACAAAGACGAAACACAATTGCTATCTTATTACAAGATTGGAATTTAATTGACATTGTAAATAAATCTCAAGCTGAAAACAAAGCACCTTTAAGTCAAATTAAAGTATTACCTTTTAAAGAAAAAAAAGAATGGAACTTACTAGCAAAATATAATATTGGTAAAAAAGTAGAAAATAAAGAAGACGTTACAGATGAGAAATAAATGCAAGTTCCTAAATTTAGAGAATATATAACTGAACAAGACGTTGAGCGTAAAGATAAACCTATCACGGTTGCGGTCATTACAAAGTCTAATCCAAATGTTAAAAAACAAAAAGCTGGTGAAACACCTAAAAAAGAACTTACTGTTGCTTTAATTCAAAAGGCGTGTAAGAAAAAAGGTTTTGAGTGTGTTGTTATTAATACAAAACACGCTATCATCACAGGTAAAGACGAAGAAAAAAATACTTTAACTGTTTATAATTATGATGGTAAAGATAATGAACACACTTTTATAGGTAAAGACACTGTTTGTATTACACGAGCAGGTTCTATAGAAGACGAAGCAGGATTATCATTATTATCTGCTTTTCAAAATTCTCAATCATTTATGTTAAACACAAGGTCAGCGATGTTGACTTGTGATAATAAATTAACAACGGCATTATTATTTGAAAAATTTGGTATACCTACACCAAGAACCACCTTTGTATCTAATGAAAAAAATATAGATGACGCTGTAAAATTAGTAGGTGATAAGTTTCCTATTATACTTAAAACATTAACAGGTACACAAGGTATTGGTGTAATTAAAATTGAAAGTTATGAAGGACTTGTATCAACAATACAATCATTATGGAAACACGATGCCGAATTATTAATACAAGAATATATGCCAACAGCTTTTGATGTTAGAACTTTTGTAGTTGATAATAAAATATTTGCTTCTACAAAAAGAATACACTCATCATACGATTTTAGATCAAATACACATAGAGGTGCTGAAGCAAAACCATATAAATTAAGTGATGATGAAAGAGAACTTGTATTAAAAGCAAGTAGAGTTTCAAAAGCATATATGGTAGGTGTAGATCATATTGTTTATAAAGGTAAATCATATGTGTTAGAAATTAACGGTAGTCCAGGTTCAGGTGCTGATTATGAGGGATATCAATATAACGATTATTATTCTGATCCAGAACCATCAGGTAGAATTGACGGCGAAAAATTAATTTATAATTTAATTGATTGGGTTTCTAAAAGATCACATTGGGATAGACAAGCCGCTAGTGAATGTGGTTGGTTAGAAACAGTTGAATTAGAAGATATAGGTTTAGTAAGAGCAAAATTAGATACAGGTAATGGTGCGGATGCTTGTGCTTTACACGCTGATGAAATATTAGAAGACGGCAAAGTAATCAAGTGGAAATATAATGGTAAAACTTTTTCTAAACCAAGACACGGTACAAGTAAAGTGTTTAGAGCAAATGCTGATGGTGAAGAACCGTCAGAAACAAGACCAACAGTTTTAATGGATATTACTTTTAATGGATTTACATATAAAGATATAGAGGTAGGTTTAGACCAAAGACCAAGATCAGGTTCTGATATATTAATTAACAGAAACTTAATGCGTCAAATGAATGTAAGTGTCAATCCTAATAGAACGTTTGTATTAAGTAAAAGATTAAGACCAGTTGAAAAGAAAAACAACATTGACAAATAAGTCAATTTGTGATATATTATAACAATTAAAGGAGATATTATGTCAGATGTGAAAATATTAAGACTAACTACAGGTGAAGATGTAATCGCTAAAATAGTTACAGAAACACCAGATAACATTACCGTATCAAAAGCGTTTGTTATCATTCCAAGACAATCAGCACCAGGACAACCAGTACAACTTTTAATGAGTTTGTATATGCCTTATACTGAAAACGATACATTTATAATTAAGAGTGCTAATGTTGTAACACAAGTAGATCCTAAATCAGAAATACTTGCTTCTTACCAACAAAATACAAGTAGTATATTAACACCAACTAACAGTTTAATAACAGAAACAAAGTTACCTAAATTAGAGAAGTGATAACAGTTTATTTTGTAAGGAACGGCTCTAAAATTAGAGTTGAAGTGCCTGAAAATACAACTCTAATGGAGGCAGCCAAGTTTCATTCACAAGTACCTATACCAGAAATACCTGCTACTTGTGGCGGAAGTTGTGCCTGTTGTACTTGTCACGTTCACATAGGAGATCAGTGGCTTGACAAATTAGGCAAATTAGATTATAATAAGCCAGAAGGTCACTTAATAGAATATGAAAAAAATTTTGTTGAAGGTAAAAGTAGATTATCTTGTCAAATAGAATTAAAACCAGAACACGATGGATTGATAGTACACTTATTAAATAATGAACTTTTATAAAAATGTAATAGAACATCACGGAAAATTGCTTGTACGTGGCGTAAAAGACGGTAAAGACTATAAAGAAAAAATAGATTATAGTCCTACTCTTTATGCTATGACACAAGAAGAAACTCAATTTAAAACTTTACAAGGTCAGTATTTAAAACCTATTACGTTTGGTAGTATAAAAAAGGCAAGAGA